TCAGCCTCCATGCCTTCTCCGTCTGAATCAACAGCTCCTGCTACACCCATGAATAAACGCATATCAAATACGTTGGACACGAGGTCAGTTGCTTGTGCTAAGTCGGTTAAAAGCTGATTTGAACCGTTGGCTTTGGTATCAAGGTACATGGTTAAAGAACCACTTACTACCCTAGCACCTGTAAATGAGCCAATAGGCTTATCTACAACACCAATAGTTTCTGGTGTTACATAAGTAACGTTATTTGCAATAGTTAGAGAACCACCTGTAATATTAATATCATAAGTTCTGTCATCTAGTCCATTTGATGAGGCTCCGCCACCTTGTGCGTCTGCATCAAGATATAAACTTGAAAGTTTATTTCTTAAGTAGTCAGCATCACTTGGTCCAGTTGTATCTGCATAATTGTACGTTTCCGCAAATGTATCAGTATTACCACTGGTTGGTGTAGCAGCTGAAGTTCCCTGAATAATATGTTTAGACGGGTCTTCAATTGCACTTGAGACTTGGTCAATAGTAGTAGCATTACCAGACCATGTGATCTGTGCTATACCATCGATAGAAAAGTCTACCTCTGCTTGGTTAATCTGTGCTTGATTTAACCTGTATGTTGTGTTTTCTAGTGCGAAGTATAAGTTCAGTTTCATAAGTTCATGAACGTCTGATTCTGTAAAGTTACATAATGAACCTTTAACGGCTGTATTACTTACAAACACTCCTGAGCCTGAAGTATTTTCAGTTGCATTTGGTAGTCCAGTTCCAGACAATGCTGCCCATAGTATATTCTCACAGCAGTCGAATGTTCCTTCTGCTCTGAAACTATTTGCACCATGCTTGAAAGGTCTGACATACGTGCCAAATGACCATTCTGCTGGTGGTAAAGAGTCATTGAATCTTTTTGAACCCCTATTCGGTGCTGCACCTGCTTCAGAGATTGTTACATCAGTTGAATCACTTCCTTGTGAGAAGCTGTATCCATCTAATACACCCATTCTGAATGTGTTTGCATCCACTTCGTTTCCTTTGAACTTACCTGTTCCAATTCTTGAACCATCTGCAGTAAGAGTAGCTGCGATTGAATCGACAGTTACAATTAGTCCACTAGCACTAGAATTATTAGTTCCAGCATAGTTTTCTACAGCTGTTTCCGTTGCAGTTTCATTGACTGCGAACGCTGCTCCCCTAAAGTTATTAGGGACACCAATAGTAGCGACTGGTCCAGTTGATGAACCGCCCGTAATGCTTAGAACAATTACTTTGAAGCCAGTACCGCTACCACTAGTTGTTCCTAGTGTTACGATATCGCCTACAGCGTATGCTGTTCCCGCAGTACTTACGTGCGCAGTCTTCACTCCGCCAGTAGCACCAACTCCATTTACGGAGCTGACGAATACTTTGGTATTTCTTGATAGATTTAAAGCCATTTGCTTTCTCCTATTTTTTACTTTGAAAGTACGTAACTAGATTATTATCAGTTGTGTAATTTCGTTTAATACCTACACTCTAAAGTCAATTCGCCAACTCCTAAGGGTTCTAAAACACCTTCGTCTGTTGACATCGACTGTAAAGTTAAGGAAGTCGTTGTTAAGTGCGGACTTACAGTATCATCGTAAATCAGCACATCATTGTTGTCGATAACTCTTTCAATGTCTTCCATTAAAACAGCTAAGACTTCTTGTGGGTCGTCTTGGTCTTCAACATAAACTCTTATGTCTAGACTCATGAATCTCCATTTGAATTCGTTGGGCATATACTCTCTGGTTTCTGCTCCAGCTACCACACACACTTTTGGGAACTCTTGTATATCATCTAAAAAAGACATTCCGCCATGTGCATTTTGAAAAACATTTGAATTACTTGGATGTTGTCCGTCTATTCCTTTAATTTTTTCAACTAAGGCATCTACTATTTTCTTTCTTGCTGTTCTATATGTATTTGCCATTATGTTCTCCTAAGACTTACAAACCTTTCTTTTGTGTATTGTAAGGCTAAATTTCTTATGCTTTTTGCAATTAAGGGTTTAGGATTGTATCCTGTACGCCATCTTCTTTCACCTGTATTTTCAAAAGTTTCGTAGGGAGATAGTAAGTAAGTATACTCTCCACTTATACCTGCTTTTGTTGCCCTTAAACTTTTTAATTCTACACTATTTGAGAATCTTCCAGTCCTATTTATTAATGCTGGTCTTCCCATTTGTCTTCTTGTCTCTGCAGGTAGTCTTTTATTTATTGTAGCTTTTAGTTTATTTAACTCTTTTAAATTACTCTCTACATTTCTTTTTTCTTTACTACCTCTTACTGTAGTACTTTGAGCTATTGCTTGCATTACTGCTTTGTTCTTTTTAACAGCGTTTTTTCTTTTAGCTTTTGCATTACTTCTTTTTAATCCCACAGTAGCAGCTTTCATGCTTACTTTTTGTGGTTTCTTTTTCCTAGTTCCCGCTCGCTTTTTAACTTTTTTATTAATAGCTAAGTCTAGTAGTTGTTCATGTAAGGTTTGTTCTAGTGACTTGGAAAAAGTAACTTTACTCCAGTCAACTTTAGTCATCATCTTATTTATGTTTGCGTTTAAGTTTTTATTTTTTAACCCTATATTTTGTGCAGAAGTAGTTAGTCCTGATTCTATTCTACCTAAAAGTAAGTTTGCATTTTTGCTTATGTACTCTCCTTTTACCTGCACTTGATTTAGTATATTAATGTTATCTTCTACTAAAATCTCTATATCAAACGTAGGATCATTAAGAACAGCGTTGATATCGTCTGCTAGATTATCATACATATTTGCTAGTTGTCCTCTACCAAATGCTCCACTTGTTGTTCCTGCAGCTCCGTAGCCCTCGATACTTGCTGTGTATTGTTGTAGCCTATTATAAGCTATAACTAAAACACCAATTTGACTTCTTACTTTTTTTACAACCCCTAAAGTTCCTCGTACTGGAGCTGCTTCAAATGTATGTACACTGCCGCCTGCTAGTGTGAAAGCTAATCTCATGTTTGCTCTATTAGCTACTGGATTATCTTTATTCTTTTTTCTAGCTGTTTGAACGGCTCTTTCAGTTCCTGCAATCCAAACACTTAATCCCTTGTATAGATTAGATACTGCTATAGCTGATACTTGAACATCTGTATGTCCAAATTGAGAATCCATAGTTAAGTCTGGTAACTCTAGTACTTTTTTTACGGCTTTTGTTAGAGGGGGTACACTACCATTTTTTGATTCTCTACTCATACCTATTTTTGTTATCATATCCCAATCACGTTGAGATATTTTAGTCATTGTCTCAACACTAACTTTATACCTAGCTGCTACTTCATTTAGGTTTGTTACTATATTTTTCTTTCTGTCTAGTATGTCTCTGTAGTAGCCACTGGCTTGCGTAAAGCCTCTTTGTATCCTACCAACTATTTGCCTATCTCCGGTTTCACCTTTAAATGATAGAGCGAGCTGAGTAGTTTGCTTTACATTGCCTACTTTTTTAGTAGCCATTAACTATATATCTTATACATATCTAGTATTCTTTTGATATGATCTGGGAATCCTATATTACCTGCTAAGCTAGAAGATAGTGGATTTTCAATACTAGCTCCTGCTATGGTCTGTCTTTCTTTTCTTTCATCTTTCATGTAGTACTTAATCAAATCAAATACTGCTAGTTTTAAATCGTCAGGAGTACTTGTGTACCCTGCTTTGTATGTAATCTCTACAGCTTTCATACCTTGTGCCCAGTTTTTATTTCCTGTGCTTGTTGTTCTTGTAATACTATCTGTCTGGATATCAACTATGTATTCATATTTACCACTACTGTCAGAATTCTCTGTGATTAGTGTTGTATATGCGTCAGCTTGATTTTTTCTTTCTTTTACCGATACGACTTGTATTATTGGAGACTCTTCAGTAATCAAAGTAATTACATCTGTATCTCTTATGTTATGGTATTCAACTTTATTAGTGCTAGCGTAGTCTACTATAGTAGTACCACAATATGATTTCACTAATTGGGAAACATTATCAATAACTATCGCTATACGAGCGTCGTTCACTAGACTTACTAAGCCTGCAAAGTCCTTGTATTGTTGTAATGTAACTAAATCTGCCATATTTTTTCCTTAAAAAGTGTGGTGGAGTTGCCCCCACCACATAACTACAAAAGTATTAGCTACCTTTGTACTGAAGACTGATACATGCTGTTGAAGCATCGATCATATCTGTAAATCCTAGTCTCTGTGAAGCTACTAGTACTCTTCTTTGATTCGCAACTTCATAGTCGGACTCAATAGTAACACCTCTTAATCTAGGCATTACAAAGTTCTTAACATTAACCGCACAA